TCTTTTGCTGATATTGTTCGTGGTATGCATTTGTACGGTAGAAAGATACTTCGCCCAGAAGCAATCGCTACTTGTGCTTATCACTTAGCGTAAGGGAGGATTAAACTATGCCGATAGTAACAACAGCCCTTAAAGCCGCAACAGGTAACTCTCAGAGAGGTCGCAATGTTTATTTAGTTGAGAATACTCTTGACTTTGCAAATATTACTGCTGACCCTTCAGCTAGTGACGTTGTACAGGCTATTACCATTCCTGCAGGAACTATGATTATGGGTGCAGGTATGGAAGTCGTGACTTCAATTACAGGTGCTAATGGTACTGATGTAGTTGCAGCACTCGGTACAGATACCGACCCTAACAAGTACGTTGACGCTTTTGACCTAGATGGTGCTTCTGCAGGTGCTTATGCTCCAGCAGTAAGTGGAACAGGTGGAAGTGAAATTCAAGGTACAGCTAACACACTTGATGTTACATTAACTGCTACAGATGCAGATGGTATGACTTCAGGTAAACTACGTGTTTGGTGTGCTATGATGGATGTAACTGAAATGGGTGACATGTCAGCTAACGAAGTTGATAGAGACACTTTAGCTTAACTTAATGTAAGTGAAGGGCAGCTTTAGGGTTGCCCTTTACAACATGTGATATTATAGGAGATTATAAATGGCTATCACGACTGCAATGTGCACAAGTTTTAAGTCCGAGTTATTAGGTGGCTTACACGACCTTGATACTGATTCACTTAAACTAGCACTTATTAAAGCATCCCCATCAGGTACGTATGGTGCTGCTACAACTAACTATTCTGACGTAACAGGTAACTCTGATGAAGCATCAGGTACAAACTATACTGCGGGTGGACAAGCATTAGACAGTGCAACTATTGCTGTAGATGGTACAACTGCTACTGTAGACTTTGACGATGAAGTATTTAGTAACGTAACTGTATCTGCTGATGGTTGTATAATTTATAACACTGCAAACAGTAACTCTGCTATTGCTGTTATTGACTTTGGTGGTACAGTATCTGCTACTGCAGGTGACTTGACTATTCAATTCCCAACTGCTGACGCTTCCAACGCTGTAATACGTATAGCTTAAGGGGTAGAACATGTCGTTCTACGATACTGCTGATGCTATATATGGCTCTGGTGCTTATGGCACTGCGAGTTTTGGACTTGTAAGTGGTACTGTTTCTTTAACAGGAGTCAGTGCAACTGCTCTTACACGTACTTTACATATAGATGCATTTGAAGTAGATATCACAGAACCACTTAATGTTACCCCTGCTCTTACTAGTTCTTTAGGAACAGTACAGAGTAACATAGCCGAACAAGCAGGAAGTGTATCAGCTACAGGTGGAGTTAATGGTCTTACTTTAGATGTTGACGAACCACTAGCTAGTGTATCAGGTACTGGACAGCTAGGAAGTGTTTTTGCTACCCTATCAGTAACTCTAACAGGAGTTGCAGGTACAGGTGCAGTGGGAACACTAACTAACTCTAATAGTCTAACAGCTACTAGTATTAGTGCTACAGGTTTTGTATCTACTGTTGTTGAACATATAGCCTTTACACTTGCAAGTGTTCAAGGAACAACTGCACTAGGTACTGTAGAAAGTCAACCTAAAGAAGCACTTAATAGTGTTGGTGCTACAGGTTCTGTAAATGATGTTGTTACACACGTTGAAGCAGGATTAACTTCTGTTGCTATAACAGGTAGTATAGGTACTTTAAATGTACGTGCTTTATATGGTGCAAATGATGCTATCTACGGTATAGGTAGATATGGTAGTGCAATTTATGGCAGTGTAACACCTGTTATAAATCTTCCTACTTTAGAACTTATCGGCTCTGTAGAAACAGTACAGGTAGATGGATTTGAAATAGATGTATCTGAACGCTTGACAGGTGTTTCAGCTACTGCTCAAATAGGTCAGATTCAAGTTACACCAAAGTTAATTGATGGTGTATCTGCTACAGTTTCAGTTGGCACACTAAAAGCAAATCCAACAGAAGCATTGGTTGGAGTATCTGCTACAGGTTCTGTAAACACCGTAGTAGAAAACGTAACTGAAGTTCTAGCAAGTGTTGTAGGAACATTTACACTTAATAAAGGTGACAGACCTTTTGCTAAAGCATTTACATTTGTAGATGCTGTTGCTGTAAGTGCTACAGGTGCAATAGGAACACCTGAAATAACTACATCTGAAGCTCTATTAAGTGTTTCAGCTACAGCACAAATAGGAACTATACAGACTAATGTAAGTGAGCCTGTAGATAGTGTATCTGCAACAATTAGTTCAGGTGTATTAACACACAGTAACACTTTAACTTTATCTAGTGTTGTAGGAACTACTGCATTAGAACAAGTACAAGTAGATGGCTTTGAGGTAGATGTTCAAGAAAGACTTGAATCTGTTTCAGCTACAGGTGCAGTAGGAACATTAACACATAGTAATACACATTCTATTGCAAGTGTTGTAGGAACATTCTCATTAGGAACAATTACACCAACAGGTGTTACATTTGATTTTGAAGCAGTTAAGACTTTATACGACAGACGTAGAACAGCTTATGTAGAAAAACAACCACCTAGAGTAGTATACGTTAGTAGACAAGCAACTGTCGCAGAACGAAGAGCAGCAGCATAAGGAATTAAAAATGTCATTTAGATGGCCCGTTAAAGACCCAGATGAACAACTAGATTACAGTATGGATTGGTCACGCTTTTTAGATACAGCTACCATTTCATCTGTCACATGGTTTGTAAAAACATCTGAGATTGGTAAGACACAAATAGATGCAGGTGAAACATTAACAACTGCTTCTAGCAATGCTGTAACAGACAGTATACAAAATATAGCACAAACAAACACTAATACCGTAGCTACTATTAATTTAGGTGGTGGTGTTTTAAACAGAGAATATTCATTTATATGTCAGATTATTGACAGCACAGGCAGTACAGCAGAACGAACTGTTAAAGTAAGTATAAGGCAGAAATAATGGCATATAACTATTTAGAACTTGTTAATCAAATAAATCGTAGGCTTAATGAAACAGAGCTTACATCTAGTAACTTTGCTAGTGCCACAGGTTTTTATGCACAATGTAAAGATGCTATAAACGCATCCCTTCGTGATATCAATCAACATGAATTTAATTGGCCCTTTAATCATGTAGAACAAGAAGATGTTTTATCGGCTAATGTTACACGATATCCTTTTCCACACGATGCTAAACTCGTAGATTTTGATAGCTTTCGTATAAAAGAAGATAGCTCATTAGGAAATGCAACAACTAGATTAGGTGTTCTTGCGTATGAAGAGTATCTTGATAAGTATGTAGACCAAGAGTATAATACCAACGGTAGAAGCGGTGTACCTCAAATGGTAGCACATGGACCTGCTCTTGAGTATTTACTTACTCCTGAACCAGATAAAGCCTATACAGTCGTATATGAATATTATCGTGTTCCTGTAGACTTAGAATTATATGATGATGTTCCTGCTGTTCCTGAAAGATTTAAACACGTTATTGTAGATGGAGCAATGCACTATGCTTATTTATTCCGTGGTAATTCACAAGACGCAATGGTAGCTAAACAAAAGTTTGATGAAGGCATAAAGAATATGCGTATTGTATTAATCAACAGAACATATTACTTACGTTCTACAATGATACCACAGAACACAGGTGGTGGTAGGATGGGATTTTCTAGGTCTGTTATCTAATGGCAGACGCATGGCAAACCCATTCATTTGAATTTAAAGGTGGCTTGATAACAAACCTTTCTCCTTATCAGCAAGGATTTCAAGCACCTGGTTCAGCACGTATACTACGTAACTTTGAACCTTCTATATTTGGTGGGTATACAAGAGTAGAAGGATTTGTAAAGTTTGATACAGATACAGTACCAAACACAGGAGTTATCAGAGGTATACATCGTTATGGTGGATTTGTATATGCTGTAAGAGGCGATGACCTATTTAGGTCTAGTGGGTCAGGATGGACACAGATAAGTGACAATGCAACTTATGGCAGTGCAGGTGTTACAATAGGTGGGTCAGGCAAAGTAAGATTTTTAAAGTATGACTTTGATGGTACAGAAAAACTCATGCTTGTTGATGGAACAGGTAAGCCTTACAGATTTGATGGAACTACGTTTGAACAATTAACTACGTTACCTACAGATGTTTCAGGTGCAAGTTTTGTAGTCAACTTTAAAAACCACTTAATATTTGGTAATGGAAAAAAGATAGTATTTTCTGCACCGTATCAAGATAATGACTTGACAATTGCTAACGGTGGTGGTATAATTAATGTAACGGATACAATTACAGGTTTAATCGTTTTCCGTGAACAATTAATTATATTTAGCGAAAGTAGTATAAATGTACTTAATGGTAATAGTGTAGCTGACTTTCAATTGCAACCTGTGTCTCGTGATTTAGGTTGCGTAGCTGAAGATACCATTCAAGAAATAGGTGGTGATGTTATATTCTTAGGACCTGATGGTTTAAGATTATTCTCAGCCACAGATAGAATAGGTGACTTTAGTCTTGCAGCTGTATCAAAAACTATACAGGTTGAAATATTAGATTTAATTGCTAGTAGTCCTAATGGTTTTTCAAGTACAGTTATTCGTGAGAAAAGTCAATATAGAATATTTGGGTATAATACAGGATACACAAATGATTCAGCAAAAGGAATTGGAGCAACTCAATTAGAAGGTGGATTAGCCTTCAATGATTTGCGTGGCTTTAATGCTTTTGTAACTTACAGTGAATATGATGGCTTTGCAGAACGTATTTACTTTGGTGCTACTGATGGTTATGTCTATCAAATGGAACAAGGTAACTCATTTGCTGGAACAGATATTCCTGCTACGTTTGCTACTCCTTTTATTCCACTAGGAGACCCAAATGTTAGGAAGACAATATATAAGGGCACAACGTACTTAGATGTAAACGGTGACTTTGACCTTGAGTTTTCTCTCAAGTTTGATTTTGACCAACCAGATAGTATTCAACCTGATTCAATATTGTCAAGTGATGCGGCGGCATCCATAACATATGGCTCAGGTATATATGGAACATCTTTATTTGGAGTCAAGCAAAAAGCTACATACGAAGTACAAACTATAGGTTCAGGATTTACAGTGTCAATATTATATGAAACAACAGGAACTAACACAGACGCTGTGTTTACCATAGACGCTGCAACATTGCAGTATATTACTAACGCTAGGAGATAAAACATGGGAACAGGCTATACACGTAATGATACATCTAATAACATTGCCGATGGTAACGTTATTAATGCTTCAGACCTTGATGGAGAGTTTGATGCAGTGCAAGCTGCGTTTAACGGTACAACAGGACACTCACATGATGGAACAAGTGGTGAAGGACCACAAATAGCAACAGGTGGTCTAGCTGACAATGCAGTGACCACAGCTAAAATAACTGATGCTAATGTTACTACAGCAAAAATTGCAGACTCTAATGTAACAACTGCAAAGATAACTGATGCTAATGTTACTACAGCAAAAATTGCAGACTCTAATGTAACAACTTCAAAGATAGCTGATGCTAATGTTACACTTGCCAAGATGGCAGCTAACTCTGTAGATAGTGACCAATACGTAGATGGGTCAATTGACAGGGTACATTTAGCTGCTGACATTGTAGATGGAACAAAGATTGCTGATGATTCTATTAATTCTGAACATTATGTGGATGGGTCAATTGATACTGCTCACATAGGAAACTTACAAGTTACAACTGCCAAGATTGCAGCAGACGCTATTGATGGAACAAAGTTAGCTGATAATGCTGTAGATTCAGAACATTATACGGATGGGTCAATTGACAGAGTTCATCTTGCTGCTGACATTATAGATGGTACAAAGATAGCTGATGACGTAATTAATTCAGAACACTACGTTGCAGGTTCTATAGACGCAGAACATTTGGCTTCTAGTTCGGTAACCGCAGCAAAGGTAGCAAATGATGCTGTAGCTCTAGGAACAAAAACAACAGGTAACTACGTAGCAACAATCACTGCAGGAACAGGTATATCAGGTTCGTCTTCTAGTGAAGGTGGTACACCTACAATTGCTCTAGCCACAGCAGGAGCAGGTGCAGGTAGTTATGGTTCAACTGACGATGGAACAAAAATAGATACAATCACTTTAGATGCTTACGGAAGAGTTACAGCAGTAGCTACTGGTGCTACAATGGATAGATGGGTACTTGAAGATGGTGATGGTACAGAAGTAACAATTACAAATGATAAAGAAGTAAAATTTGTTGAAGGTGGTGGTGTTGACATTAACTGGACAGATACTAGTCCGGGTTCAGATGCAGACCCATACGACTTAACATTTACAATTAATACAAGTGTTACTGCAGGTAACGGTCTTACAGGTGGTGGACAGTTAAATGCTTCAAGAACACTCAACGTAGGTGCAGGAACAGGTATATCTGTAGCAGCAGATTCAGTTGCACTAGCCACAGCAGGAGCAGGTGCAGGAACATACGGTTCTACTTCTGATGGCACAAAGATTGACCAAATAACACTGGATGCTTATGGTCGTGTAACCGCTGTAACAACAGGTGCTACAGGTTCTAGTTCTACAACAGGTACAGTAACAAGTGTTGCTACTGGTGGTGGATTAACAGGTGGTACAATTACAAGTTCAGGTACAATTAGTCACGCTGATACTTCCTCACAAGCATCTGTAAATAACAGTGGCAGTACTTTTATCCAAGATATTACTCTTGATACATATGGACACGTCACTGCTCTTACTTCTGCTACAGCTTCAGCAGGGTTAACAGCAGTAACTGGAACTTACACACCTACAGTAACGTTTAGCGTAAACAATAGTGGTTATCCTAGCATGAATGTATTTGGTCAATATGTGAAACTTGATGAAATGGTTTTTCTTCAAGTTGAGTTTGATTATCTTAGGTGGAACGCAACTGGCACACAAACAGTTAGTTTACCTTTTACCTCAAAAGCTGCGACAGCACTTAATGGTGCATTGGTTGTTGGTTATATGGATATTGGTACAAATAATGGAGATAGCTACAACTGGGTTATTAGAGAAAATGCAACAACTATGAGTGGTGCTGCTCTTGAAAATGGTGGTTCTCAGCAAGTTCGTGGAACATTTAATGTCATGTATAGAGCAAATAGTTAGGGAGATTTTTAAAAATGGCAAAGACAATAGAAGAGATAAGGGCAGTAGGTCCTTTTCATTACATAGAGTTAAAAGAAATTGAAGATGGTGTAGAGAATAGAAGAATAATTACACCTGATGCAGATGTGTCTTCTGAAGATGCACAGATACAAGCACTAGCTTCTGCAAATTGGACTGATGAAATTAAAGCTAGTTATGCAACAAAGATAGCAAAAGAACAAGCAGAAGATGAAAAAATATTAGAGGAGTATAAATTAAGAAAACAAAATTCAACAGAAGCAAAAGTGGCAACACTAGAAGCCACAATAGCATCGCTTGAAGCAAGATTAGCTTCATTAGAAGGATAATACATGACAGAAAAAAAAGAAACAGTACTAACTTTAGAAAATAAAGAATATACAAAAGAAGATTTAAGCCAACAACAATTTTATTTTGTTCAACAAATAAGAAGTTGCCAAATAAAAGCAGCAGATTTGAGACTACAATTAAATCAATTGATGATGGCAGAAAAAGGTTTCACAGAAGAGTTAAGAAAAACTATTAATGAATCAAGTGTTGATAACAACCCAATGCTAGATGAAGCACTAAAAGATGAGTAAGACTAAAACTGTATATTGGTCACCTCGTTTATCACAAATTCAAGGTGAAAATCATTGGAATATGTTATTCATAGAACCCCAAAGACTTTTAAATAAATTCGTTGAAGATACTGTGGAATCAAAAGATGACAGAATTAAAAATTTAAAAAGATGTCCTTCTTTTGTAAATCTAGGAAAAAATACATTTTACATTGAAAATCCTATGACAAATGAGTTTTCTATAACGAATGGACAGATTGACCATAAAGAAGGTAGTATGTTTATGCACTATGAAGGAGGAGATACTATAGCATACGGATTATCTTATTTATTTTTTTGCGAAGATGATTTAGAATTAATGCTGACAGGACCTTATTTTTCAGAAACGAAATATGAAAAATACGCTAAACTTATTCCCGGAAGATTTAATATATCAAAATGGTTCAGACCTGTTAACATAGAACTGTTATCTGTAAGTACAGACAAACACTTTAGAGTAGAAGAGCATGAACATCTCGCCTATTTTAATTTTTTAACAGATGATAAAGTGGTATTAAAAAGATTTGATACAAATGAAACTTTAAGAAAGTTATCAAATACCTGTGCGACAGTTAGTGGATGGTGGAAAGACGTACCTTTAATTAAAAGATACGATAGGTTTTTAAAAACAAAAACAAATAAAGTTGTTATGGCTGAGATTAAAAAACAATTAGTAGAATAATGTTTTAAGGACACGTAAATGAAACTAGATATGCAACCTGAACTCAAAGTACAGATGGAACTAGATGCACATGAGAAAGAATGTGCTATCAGATACCAAACGGTCAATGACAAGCTCTGTACTCTAGACAAAAGAATGTGGCGAATAGAAGCTATGTCTATGGTGGGTACACTTGGTGTGGTAGCTTTGGTTGTTGCGATTGTGATGAAGTAGGTGTATGTCAACATATTTATTTGGTCAATTAAGTGACCCAAATGTAAAAGCACTACATCCTCTTTTTGATAAGTTTATAGACCAAGACGCTAACATAGAATGGAATATAACAGAAGATGTATTATATATAGAAGGTCAACCTGTAACAGATTTAACTGCTATATATATGAGAAACAATGTATTTGAAGAGAGTACGTATAAAAAATATACAAACTTTCATATACTGAGTAATTATATACAATGTCACAAAGTAACTACATATAATAAAGACTATCGTTATCAAGAAGTAAGAAAGTTAAATAATTTAATAATAGCAAAACAGTTGGGTTTAAGAATACCTTACACAGAAGTAACCGAAAAAAGCATTAAACATAATACTATAATAAAACCTGTAACAGGTGGGCAACATACATTAGAAGGCAACGAAGCTGTTTATCCTTGTATTATACAACAAAAGATAACAGGTAAAAATAAAAGGTTGTATGTTGTAAATGATAAACACTTTGCTTTTGAGGTAGTAACAGATAAATTAGACTACCGAGATGACCCTGAAAGTAAAGTTGTTGTTACAGAAATAGATGATGTTACAGTAGAAAAAGTAAAACATTTAATGCAGAGATTAAATTTAAACTTTGGTGCTAGTGACTTTATGGAAGATGAAGAAGGGCTATGGTATTTAGAAACAAATACAGGTCCTATGTTTGTAGCTTTTGATTTGGAAGTGCAAGGTAAATTAGCTAAAGCAATAAGATATGAACTTAACAATATATAGGTAAAATAATATGGCAATGTTTAAAGGCTTTAAGCCACAAGGATTACAAAAGATAGCTAACAGTATGGGTTATACAGGTAGCTTAGAAGGCTTTGACAGTTACTTACAACAAAACCCCGACAAACAAAACATGATGAATATGTATACTCAACGTGCTGTACAGATGGCTCGTGGTGGTGCTGTACGTAGGATGCAAGTTGGTGGTATGACTGCTAAAACCCAAATGGTAGGTGAAGACGATAACAATCCTCAAATGCCAAAGCGAGTAGGTGCGGTAACTAGAGCTATGGGTGAAGATGGTAGTGGTGCTGTAGCTGAAATCAAAACAATGGCTGTAGGTGAAGATGATGGCGATATGGGCGGTAACCTTATAGGCAAACTTCCAACTAGACCATCTATTACACAAGCTATAGGCGAAGATGGTAGTGGTGATGCTATAGCTAGACCTATAGGACTAACTAGAGCTATGGGTGAAGATGGCACTGGACCTCAACCTACAGTTAAAACATTAGCTGCAGGTGAAGACGATGGTGGTTTGTTTCCAATTGACCCAAGACAACCTAAACAAATACAAGCACCGACAACTACATTAGGAACAGGTGCAGGTCAAGTAGATGCTTATGGCAATATAGAAACAACAACAACTGACGAAGATGGTAATGTAGTAAAAGGAACTAGACCTGCAAATATCGCAGATGTAACCGCTAAAATGGCACAGACAGGTGCAATACCTGAAGGTGCTGTTACAAAAGTAGAAACAATACAAACTGACCCTAGACAAGAGATTGCTACAGGCACAGGAGAAGTTGGAGCACAGACAGATGCAACTGTAACAACAGCAGGTACTGCTCAAGCAGGTGATGCTCAACAAGTTACTGCAGCGCAAATGGAAGCAGAGACAGTTACAGATAAAGTTACAGATGCATTACAGGCTAATCAGGCAGCACAGACAGACCCTAATGACCCAAGAGCACAAGTAACTGCAGCACAACAAACTAAGAGTAGTGTA